ATCACCAGTTGAACCAGTATCGCCTTTATCTCCTTTTGCTCCAGTCGCACCAGTTGCACCAGTATCGCCTTTATCTCCTTTTGCTCCAGTTGCACCAGTTGCACCAGTTGCACCAGTTGCACCAGTCGCACCAGTATCACCTTTTTCAGGAATTATATTATTTATTTCTTGTTGAAGAATATTTATATCTGTTAGTGTAGCACATAATACATTATTTTGATATATTTTTTCTCCATTAACTTCTTTTACATCTAAAAATTTATCATTAATATATTTATTATTGCCTAAATTTTTCTCTGTATGACAATTAACAAAATCAATAATACTTGCACTCATTATTATATATAATATAGTATATATAATAATTTATTTATAAAATGAAATATTTTATTTAAAGTAGTGAATGTTTAAGTTGAGATTTTGACGCCATAGCACCACCTGAATAAGCACCGCCAGAATTTCCAAATCCAACCGTATTAAGAGCATCAACCACACCTTCGTGATTTTTTCCTAAATAATCTTTTAATTTATTTCTAAGCATCTTACCAGTTGAACTATCATAAAATGATTTGATATGAGGTAGAATATGTTTAGCGTGTGATATAATTTTAGATATACCACCATCAAATAGACCAGTTCCATTAAGTTGAGGATCTCGTAAAAAATCACTATGAACCATATTATTTTGTTTATGAGCGTTAATTGCATCTGCTTCGCTTAATGGACTGTATGAGATAGCAGTCAGGTTTGTGTCCCAAGCGCATAGAATATTATCATAACACATCACAGTCATCAAATCAAATGTTTCACAGTTAGGATCATAATTTTGAACGGTAGCGAAAATTTGAAATTGTGTCCTATATGATACCATAGGGCATAAATTACGACGAAGTGATATATTACGCCCAAATTCAAGACGCACACAAGCACCCGAAGGAGTAAAGGTAGATGGTAGATAATTACCATTACCATCAACAGCATTAAGACCATACGGCATAGGAAGACCATTAAAAATAGCGTAGTTATCAACAAGACCATTTTCAGCACACATTTTATAAATATCACAAGTTTTAGAATTTGATAGAAGAGTAGCACCATCAAAGTTTACTTGAATATTAGTAATTCGTGTAAAATGATCGCTTCTTTGTGATCCATCAATTAAAGATGAAGCAGGAGTATTACCTCTATTATTATACAACATAATATTTTGTGTAGGTTTTACAGCGAAAAGAACAGCAGTAGGAATACGAGATACAGTAATTACAGGAGATGATATAGTAGTAGATGGAGGCACAGGAGAACTATAAGGCACATTAAAAGTTTGAGGCATACGCTCAATAGATTTAAGAGGATAATATACAAGGTTAGGCACAGCATCCATATTAGTAGATACGGTTACATATCTAAATTCGGGTTGTAAAACATCAACTTGAATGTTAGTAATATTTAAAACATTACCACCAAGACGATTACGAGAAAATGAAAATAATCGTTGTCCTAAAGCACCAGCGAAAAATGTAAGGTCAAGGTTCATAGAAGTTAAGTGAGTTAAACCATAATCACCACCACCACCAGAAAGATTAATATTTGATTTCAAAGGAGATAGAGGAATATAATCTTCAAGTTGAATAATAAAATCAAATTCAGTTGCACTATTTTTAGATACACTAAAAGGAACAGTATTTCTCGCCATTACTTCTTCACTACCACCTTCTTTAAAACCATTAAGAGCATTACGAGAAGAACCAACAAGACTATCATTATCTACACATTGATCTAAAAAGGTAGGAGATAATTGAGAACGATATTTTTCAGGAGCGAGAGTATTATATCTTTCTAGCATATCAACAACTGAACCAAGTGTCATAGAATAAGATGAACCACCGAGTGTAATAGTTGCGGTATTAATAATTTTAGATAGAGCATTAGAACGAGGAGCGAAACATCCGTATTCATACATAGGACGATTATTTTCAAGAACACCGTTAGTATAAGAATTACCTGATACTTTTACACTAAATTGTTGTCGCCATAAAATTTCTTTTTGAACTACATTAAACTCATTAGGAATTTCAAGTTTTACAGAAATAGCACTATTACTATATGTATTAGTTTGATTTAGATTAATTGCTAAAAGGTTTGATGGTTTTTGAACTACAACAGCAGGGATAGTAAAATCTAACAAACCTTCACGAACTTCAATAATGTTATCAGTCAATGGAGCAGGAATAATATTACTCATTTATATATATATATTATAGTATATATTTTTTTTTAGAAAGAAATTAAAAATTAAATATATCTATATCTATATATTTAATAATTACTAAATTTTATTATATATATTATATCAAAGTTGTTGTTTTAGGATAAAATGCTAATTTTAATTCTAAAGGATGAGCGGTAGGTATAATTAAATCATATCTTCTTCCAAAATTACTGACCCACGAAACTGATAATTGAAAATTTTGTAAATTTTGAGATGTATTTATATCTATTAATCTTATTTGTGATATTGATGATGATGAAAATTGAATATAGTTATTATTTATTGCGAATTCTCCAACATCAACTTGTAAATCTGTAAGTGTAGGTAGTAATGGTCTATCACTCGCACTTTGTGATGAAGATGGAGGATATTCACCTGATGATGCGATTGAACTCTCCCATTCTAATTTTGTAGGTATACCATAATTTATTGTAAAAACTACACGGGTCATAGCATTCCACATATTTAATGAATTTTTCCACGCTGTCATAGTTAAAATATCACCATCTAATATACCTGTTTTATCAATTAGTGAAAATCTAACATAATTAATTAAATTAATATTTCCAAATCTTGCACTTATATCTAAATATCTACTCGGCACTTGAAATAAATCTTGTAATAATCCATCTGTAAATAATTCTATTCTTGCCCTTTCTGTTTGAATAGGTAGATGTGTTATAGGGTCATATGTTGTAATAGGGTCTTGATTAAAAAAACGCACATCACCACTTACTGTAAATCTTAATAAACTTTCATTAAATGAATAATATGGTATATTAGTCCATAATGATGTATCAACGCCTAATGCTTGACATTCTGCCCTAAATTTACCCCACATATTTATTATAGTTTGATTTAATGAAACTAATAATGTATTAGGATCATATACAAAGTAATAATATATATTATTTACAAAATCTTGTCTTCCATTTATAACAGATGGAGGAATACCACCAACTACTTCACTTTGAAATAAAACATTATCACTTAATGAATATAAAATATTACCTGAAGCATCTCTATATGCGAGTGAAACTACAAATAAAAGTTTATTAGGATTTGTATTTATTGTATTATCAACTAATTTATAAGCGAGAGGAACAATTAATTTAGGAACTGATGCAGTCGGTATTAATGCTCTTTGAACTCCAATAAAATAATCATTTGAATTCTTTAAAAATGGAATATTATTCAATACTTCAATAACACTCGGTGTTTTATTTATATCTGCTGGTGCATTACTAAATTGATTTTAACCAATAATTTGACTAACATTGAAATATAATGGACTTTTATTATTTGAATTCATTTATATATATATATATTATAATAGATAAAAATTAAATAAAATTAGTTAATTGTAAAATTAATTCATCATTTTTTTTATAATTTTTCTTACTGAATTGATTTTGAAATTGCTCCATATTCATATCATCTCTTAATAAAAAGTATATAGCATATCTACAACATACTGCACTATGATCTTGTTGAAATTGAAACTCATTATATTCTATTTTATATGGTGAATTTAACAATAAATATGTTAATTGTTTAAAATCTTCTTTGTATTTTTTCCTTTTATAAGGATCTATTTCTGCGAGATTATCATCTATAAATCTTCCATAACTATCAAATACATATATTATATTTTTCATTTTATCTTTTCTTATTGCGATATAATGTCCTGATTTTGTGTTGTTTGAAAAATCCCAAAAATAAAGTATAACTAATTTATTATAAGGATACATTGCCTCATCAATCGTATCATATTTTAAAAGTTCATCATAAGATAATACCTTTACTTTTCCATCTAATGCTTTTACAATCTCTTGTCCTCCTAATGCTTTATTCATATACATTATAATGATATTATTTTTTTACAAATGCGGAGATAAAAATTTTTTATATATAGAGTAAAAATAAATTATCTCCGCATTTGTAAAAAATTATAAAATCCATATATATGGTTATTTATATTTCGTTTATTATAGTTGGATGTTTTCAATATTATTATTTTAGAAAAAATTATAACATACAAAAAGAAATTATTGAAGATTTAAAAAAGAAAATTGGAAGATCAAATGATTGGACTGAATACGATGACTAATTGTTACCTAAAATATATATTTCTCTTTCACCCATTACGACCATAGGCGTCATATTAAAAATACAAACCCATCTTCCTTTCATACTTAATATTTTTTTTATATTTTCTTTTGAAATACCTAAATATTTATTAAGAGCATTTTTATGTTGAATTGAAACTGAATTTAAAAAAAATACGAATGAAGAACACGAAAGAAGCATAACCTTCGTTAGTTGTCCGTCGGTCGCACAATGCACCGTCTGGACTATACTAATATGTTTTTTTCTTGCATTTTGAATACTTGAATTCATAAGATGATATAATTTCTTTTTTAAAAATCCGTTTTCTCGTGTATTTTCTAAACAGTCTATATCATCAAATGCTAATAAAGAATTATCAGGTATATCGCTCCATTCTAATTCACTTTCAACAAATTTATCTAATGGTATTCGTTTTACTAAATCATCAAGTAATTTATCGGTGTTATTTTCACTTAATAAATACACTTTATTGTCTTTATAAATTTTTTTATAATTTTGTATATATTGTTTCAAGTAATAACTTTTTCCTGCTCCTGCCTTTGCACTTACCATTACT